AACAGATCTCAATTAGAAATAGGTTCTATGGAAGTTAAAAAACATGAACTTATGCATAATATTGCTGGTCTTAGAGATCAACTTACTTTATTACAAAGTGAATTTGAAAAAGATTACGGTACATTTGATATTAATATACAAGATGGTACTATAAACTATGGAAAAGAAAATGGCGAAGCTAATAAGAAAGATTAGTATAGGTAAAGACTATAAAAACGACGCTATGCATTATGCTGTAGGACAAGAAGTTTATGGTGGACATACTATTTGTGATATAATAGAAGAAGATGATAAATATTCTGTTTATATTAAAAAAAATAAAGACGTATTACCTTGGAAAGACTTTAATAAAAATATGGCTGTATCTGTAGAATATAATTTACAATACTAATGAAAAGTGTTTACAACTTTGTTGTAAAACCAAAAGGAGAAAGATATAATAATACTAAAAAGGTTGGTGATTCAGAGTTAATTCTTAACACTGAAATATTTAACCACCAATACGTAAATAGAGAAGCTATTGTTATATCAACACCAATGATTGGTGATACAAACATAGAACCGGGTGACACTGTTATAGTACATCACAACGTGTTTCGTAGATGGCACAATGTAAAAGGTATTGAAAAGAATAGTAGAAGTTATTTTGATGAATCTACTTATTTTATAAATCATGATCAAATCTTTTTATACAAAAGACCAACAAGATGGAGTAGATTTAAAGAATCTTGGTGGAGAGCTCCAAAAGGTTATTGTTTTATAAAACCTTTAAAAGCAATAGATCAATTTAATATTGAATCTGAAAAACCACTTCAAGGTATTGTTAAATATTCAGATGGTACCGTAGAAGTTGGTGATCTAATTGGCTTTAGACCAAGTAGTGAATACGAATTCGTCGTTGATGGCGAAAGACTATATAGAGTTTTATCTAAATTTATTACAATTAAATATGAATATCAAGGAAACGAAGAAGAATATAATCCAAGCTGGGCAAAGAGCGGTTGATGAATTAATCAAGGTGGCTAAAGAACCTATTGTAGATTCAGATGATGATATATCAGCAGATAGACTTAAAAATGCAGCAGCTACTAAAAAACTAGCTATATTTGATGCATTTGAAATACTTAATAGAATCCAAGAAGAAGAAAACTTGCTTGAGGGCAAAACACCTGAAAAGACAGAGAAAAAAGCTTTTAAAGGATTCGCAGAAGGTAGATCTAAGTAATGTACGAGCAAAGTTTAGTTAAAATAATAGAACCTATTAAAAAGACAACTATTAGTCGTCTTAATAAATCTAAAAAATGGAAATATGGATATAATAAAGAACATGATGTTGTTGTTATCTCGAGAACTGGTAGAATTCAAGAAATATTGGAGATGCAAGGTTTGCGTATTGCTTTGCCTAAAGTGCCGAAAAACGTGTACTCACATGAAAAAAAGAAATGGGTAAAATTAAAATATCCAAAAGAATTAAGTAGATTAAAAAATATATTTGATTGGAGAAATTATCCAGAAGAGCAAAAAGAACAATGGTTCGACTATATAGATGAAGAGTTTAAAAGAAGAGAAGAAGGTTTTTGGTTTATAAACAATGGTAAACCAACTTATCTAACAGGTGCACATTATATGTATCTTCAATGGAGTAAAATAGATGTTGGCGCTCCAGATTTTAGAGAAGCAAACAGATTGTTTTATATATTCTGGGAAGCTTGTAAAGCAGATAAAAGATGTTATGGTATGTGTTATCTAAAGAACAGAAGATCAGGTTTTTCTTTTATGTCATCTGCGGAAACAGTTAACTTAGCTACTTTAGCAAGTGATAGTAGATATGGGATATTATCTAAAACTGGATCAGATGCTAAGAAGATGTTTACTGATAAAGTAGTTCCGATAAGTATAAACTATCCGTTCTTTTTCAAACCAATACAAGATGGTATGGATCGACCTAAATCAGAATTAGCATATAGAGTACCAGCTAGTAAGTTTACAAGAAAAAAAATAACAACTAACGAGCAGTTAGAAGATATAAAAGGCTTAGATACTACTATTGATTGGAAAAACACGGGAGACAATAGTTATGATGGTGAAAAACTAGCTTTATTAGTACATGATGAGTCTGGTAAATGGGAAAGACCTGATAATATATTAAACAACTGGAGAGTTACAAAAACATGTTTAAGATTAGGTAGTAGAATAGTAGGTAAGTGTATGATGGGGTCAACCTCCAACGCCCTAGACAAAGGTGGAGATAATTTTAAAAAATTATACAATGCATCAGATGTCACTAAGCGAAATAGAAATGGTCAGACAAGATCTGGTTTATACTCTTTGTTTATCCCAATGGAATGGAACTATGAAGGATTTATTGACGAGTACGGAGTTCCAGTATTCACTACTCCTGACAGCGATGTGTTTGCCCCAGACGGTGAATTAATAGATGTAGGTGTAATAGATAATTGGCAGAATGAGGCTGATGGTTTGAAAGATGATCAAGATGCTTTAAATGAATTTTACCGACAGTTTCCAAGAACTGAAGAGCATGCTTTTAGAGATGAAACTAAAAACTCTATTTTTAATCTTGTTAAACTATATGAGCAAATAGATTATAATGAAGAAATGTCTAAAACATTAGGTATTTCAACAGGTAATTTTCAGTGGGCAAATGGTATAAAAGATTCTCAAGTAATATTTTATCCAGATCCAAAAGGTAGATTTAAAGTTAGTTGGGTTCCAACTCAGCAACTACAAAATAGAGTGGTACTTAAAAACGGTGTAAAATATCCTGGTAATGAACACATGGGAGCATTTGGTTGTGACTCTTATGATATATCAGGAACTGTAGATGGAGTAGGTTCTAAAGGAGCATTACACGGCTTAACCAGGTTTAGTATGGAGGACGCTCCTGCGAATAGTTTCTTTTTAGAATACTTATCAAGACCACCTACAGCTGAAATATTTTTTGAAGACGTTTTAATGGCATTAGTATTTTATGGTATGCCTTTACTTGCTGAAAACAATAAACCTAGGTTGTTGTACTATTTAAGAAGAAGAGGTTATAGAGGTTTTAGTATGAATAGACCAGATAAAGTATGGAACAAATTATCAGTAGCAGAAAAAGAAGTAGGTGGAATACCTAATTCTAGTGAAGATATAAAACAAGCTCACGCAGCAGCTATTGAAATGTATATACAAGATCATGTTGGTATGAAAAAAGATGGAACATTTGGTGATTTGTATTTTAATGATTTGCTAAATGATTGGAGTAGGTTTGATATAAACAAAAGAACAAAGTTTGATGCAACTATAAGTTCTGGTTTAGCTATAATGGCTAACAATAGACATTTATATGCGCCAAACGTAAAGGTTGAAAAACCAAAAATAAACATAAACATTTCTAAGTATAGTAATACTGGAAGTAATTCACAAATAATAAAATAAACATGGCATATTCTAATAGTTATTTTCCAAGTCAAACAGTAAGTGATGCTGAAAAGCTTAGTTATGACTATGGTTTAAAAGTAGCTAAGGCTATCGAAACCGAATGGTTTAATGAAGACAGAAGTATAAATCGTTATATGTCTAATCATAAAGATTTTCATAATTTAAGATTATACGCAAGGGGTGAGCAGTCTATACAAAAATATAAAGATGAGTTGTCTATAAACGGTGATTTATCTTATTTAAATTTAGACTGGAAGCCAGTTCCAATAGTATCAAAATTTGTAGATATTGTAGTAAACGGTATAGCTGAAAGAACTTACGATATAAAAGCATTTTCTCAAGATCCATATGGTGTTAGTAAACGTACGGAATATATGGAGTCTGTATTAGCAGATATGAGACTTAAAGATTTAGACGCTTTTGTCAAAGATTCTTTTGATATATCTTTAAATAAAAATGACGTTGAAACTCTACCAGAAACAGAAGAAGAGTTAGGTTTACATATGCAGCTAAATTACAAACAAGCTGTAGAACTAGCTGAAGAACAAGCTTTAAATGTATTATTTGAAGGAAACAAGTATGAGTTGACAAAAAAGAGGTTTTACTATGATTTAACAGTTTGTGGTATAGGAGCTGTAAAAACTTCTTTTAATACTTCGGAAGGAGTTGTTATTGATTATGTTGATCCAGCTAATTTAGTATACTCTTATAGTGATTCACCTTACTTTGATGATATATATTACGTTGGTGAAGTAAAAACAATACCAGTAAATGAATTAGCAAAACAATTTCCTCATTTATCAGAAAGTGATTTAGAGGATATAATGAAAAATAAAAATTACAATAGAAATAACGCTAACACAAGATACTCAAAGCAAAAAGAAGATAATAACACTATTCAAGTTTTATATTTTAATTATAAAACATACATGAATGAAGTTTATAAAATAAAAGAAACTGGGACGGGTGCTGATAAAATTATACCTAAAGATGATAATTTTAATCCACCAGAAAATAAAGAAGGTGGTTATTCTAAATTATTAAGATCAATAGAAGTTTTATATGATGGAGCAATAATTTTAGGTACTGATAAATTACTTAAGTGGGAAATGTCAAAAAATATGATGCGTCCTAAAAGTGATTTTACAAAAGTTAAAATGAATTATTCTATTGTAGCACCTAGAATGTATGATGGTAAAATTGATTCATTAGTAAAACGTATAACAGGTTTTGCAGATATGATACAGCTTACTCATTTAAAGCTACAACAAGTAATGTCACGTATGGTTCCTGATGGTGTTTATTTAGATGCTGATGGTTTAGCAGAAGTTGATTTAGGTAATGGGACAAATTACAATCCACAAGAAGCTTTAAACATGTTCTTCCAAACTGGTAGTGTTATTGGTAGATCATTTACACAAGATGGTGATATGAATCCTGGTAAAGTACCTATTCAAGAAATAACAAGTGGTAGTGGAGGTAATAAAATGCAGGCTCTTATTGGTAATTATAACTACTATTTACAAATGATAAGAGATGTAACCGGATTAAACGAGGCTAGAGATGGTAGTGCTCCAGATAAAAACGCTTTAGTTGGTATTCAAAAACTAGCAGCAGCTAATAGTAATACAGCAACAAGACACATATTACAAGCAGGTTTGTATTTAACAGCTGAAACAGCTGAATGCTTATCTCTTAGAATATCTGATATTATAGAATATTCTCCAACTAAAGACGCTTTCATACAAGCTATTGGTGCTCACAATGTAGCAACTTTAGAAGAAATGTCTGAACTTCATTTATATGACTTTGGTATATTTATTGATTTAATGCCAGATGAAGAAGAAAAAGCTAGACTTGAAAATAATATTCAAATGGCTTTGCAGCAGCAAAGTATAGATCTTGAAGATGCTATTGATCTTAGAGAAATTAAAAACGTAAAACTAGCAAATCAAATGCTAAAAATACGTAGAAAAAAGAAACAAGAAAGAGACAGACAATTACAATTAGAAAATATACAAGCTCAAACACAGTCTAATACACAAGCAGCTCAAGCTGCAGCGCAAATTGATGTTCAGAAAAACCAAGTGTTAACTCAAAACCAAGCTCAATTAGAACAAATGAAAGCAGAATTAAATTCTCAAAAAATGCAACAAGAGGTAATGCATAAAAAAGAATTAATGAATTTAGAGTTTCAATATAACATGCAATTAAAAAATGTTGAAACACAAGGTTTGCAAAAAAGAGAAAAAGAAAAAGAAGATCGTAAAGACGAAAGAACAAAAATACAAGCTACACAACAATCAGAAATGATTGAACAAAGAAATAGTGGAAAACCACCTAAAAACTTTGAGTCTGCAGGTAATGATATACTAGGCGGAGGATTTGATTTAGGTTCGTTTGATCCTAGTTAAAATTATTAATTATTATTATATTATATTATG